GCTAACACTGCCGGTCAAGTAGCACAGCAGATCGAGACTAACATTTGGTCTGGTTCTTCTACTCTTCAAGGTCAGTTCGACGGATTCCTTCAACTCCTCGTTACTGGTTCAGGTGTAGTAGATCTTACTGCAGCCACTCAGGTAACTAGCTCTAACGTAATCGCTGAGTTGACTCGCGTAGTAAATGCAATTCCTAACACCGTTTACGGTAAGGAAGACCTTTACATCTACGTACCAACCAACGTAGTAAAAGCTTACCAAGTAGCTTTGGGTAACGCTAACTACCAGTTCAACGCCTTCACTGGATTTGCTCCTTTGAACTTCCAAGGTATCAACCTTGCATGGTGTCCTGGTATGCCATCTAACACAATGGTAGCTGCCCAGAAGTCTAACCTATTCTTCGGTACCGCTCTATTGAGTGATAAGAACGAAGTACGAGTGTTGGATATGGCCGACCTAGATGGTTCTCAGAACGTGAGAATGATCATGCGATATACAGCGGGTGTTCAGTATGGTATCGGATCTGATATCGTACTTTACTCTAGCTTAGTATAAGCAAAGAACAATATGTGATAGGGGTAGGGAGTAAAATCCCTCCCCGATTTCACTAAACAATATTAAACAACGATCTAAATAATATACAATGGCTTGTGATATTTCATTAGGTAGAAACGAACCTTGTAAAGACAGTATAGCTGGTCTACAAGCTGTGTATTTCATTAACTACAACACAGGTAGTTTTACAGTAAATGCAAACGACGTAATTACTGCATTCCCTTCTGGTACTACTGCGTATAAGTACGAGTTGAAAGGTACAAATGGATACACAGAGACAGTAAACACTTCAAGAGACAATGGTACTACCTTCTTCAGCCAGGAGTTGAGCCTTCAGCTTAAAAAACTAGAGGCTACAATGACCAAGGAGTTTAAACTTCTTGCCTATGGCCGTCCGAAGATTGTAGTATGGACTCGTCAAGGTGATGCTTTGCTTGTAGGTAAAGAGTATGGTGCGGATATGACTGGTGGAACAATTACCACTGGTACTGCATACGGAGATCTTTACGGATATACAGCAGTATTTACCGGACAGGAGCCTTTACCTGCTAACTTCCTTAGTGGATCTACTTCTAGCAATCCTTTTGCTGGAGTAAATAATGCCCCTACTGTAGTTTACGGTACAAACAGCTAATACAGGGGCTTACAATACCCTGTCTCCTGATATAGTCTCATAACTTCTCGAAGCCCCCTTTCTAGGGGGTTTCCTTTTTTCTAAGCTAAATTCTTATATTGGTGTTATATTAGTATGAATATTGTCACACCTAATCCTCCAGGGCAGATTAAGTTCAAAATAAGGACAAGGCCTACTCAATCATTTGTACCTTTTAAGGTAAAGATGAATTGGACAAATGAGGAGAGCCTAGTATCTGGAAGTGTGTTAGTAACAGCTTCATACGATGCTCAAGATTTCCTAAATGTAACAGCATCTCTATATACTTCAGCAAGTAATTTCTACAGATTCCAGTTATTTCAACTAAGTGGTAGCGGTAATGTAGAGTGCGTAGAACTGTATAGGGGCGAATTATATCCAACAAACGAAAGCCCATACGAACATACTAGTGAGCCATTCTATTCTTATACTGGTTCATTTAATGATTTTATAATTTACTAATATGAGTACAAATAAAAAGGGAGCAGTAAAGTCGCCGTCTACTGTAAAAGTTTTAAATCTATCTGACCAAGGAGGATATATCTTACCAAAGATATCTGAATCTTCTAGATCAAGAAAGGCTTGGGTTCAGTATGGTATTGCAAGTGCAGATGATTTCTTTACCGAGTTGATCAAAGCTTATGAAACCTCTCCTACAAACCAGGCATGTATTGATAGTTCTACCGACTTAATTTACGGTAAGGGTATTGAGGCAAAGAGTCAAAAGGCTCTAGAAGATTACCTTTATTCATTAACTACTGATGAAGAGATTAGAAAGATATGCTTTGACTATAAGCTATTTGGAAATGCAGCTATACAGGCTGTATTCAATACAGAGAGGGATAGAATTATTGGTTTCTATCATCTTCCAGTTGACACTTTAAGATCAGAAAAGGTAGACGAGTTAGGTAACATACCTGGCTTTTACTACTCACCAGACTGGAACAATAAAGCTGTAAAGCCTAAGTATATTCCAGCATTTGGTCAGAACCAGTATGAGGATGACGTACAAATAATCTACTTTAAGAGATATTCGCCCGGTAAGTTTTACTATGGCATTCCTGATTACTATTCTTGTATTCAGTATTGTGCAGTAGAGGAGGAAATAAGTAACCTACATGTAAACAACATTAGGAATAACTTTATGCCTTCTACCATTATTAACTTTAATGGAGGTGTACCTGCAGTAGAAGAACAGTATAACGTAGAGCAAGGTATTATCAATAAGTTCTCAGGTACAACTAACGCCGGTAAGTTTATTCTTTCTTTTAACGAGAATCCAGAGTATAAGACTACTGTAGAGATGCTGAGACCAGAAAACTTGCATCAACAGTATGACTTTATTGCTGAAGAAAGTTCGAGAAAGATAATGCTTGCCCATAGAATTACCTCTCAGCTATTATTAGGTATCAAAACTGCTTCCGGCTTCTCAAATAATGCTGACGAGTTAAAAGTATCTTATGAGATCTTCTACTCAATGGTAATTAATCCAATGCAGCAGGAGATAATGAAGCAAATCCAGGGTATAATTGAGTATAACGGATACGATGCAAGCGACTTGTATTTCGTTCCTCTTATTCCTTTTGGATTCCTTGCCGAACTTATGGCCGATGCAGGAGCTGAAGCAGCACAAGAGATAATCGAATCGCCAAATGATGCACCAGACCTAACTGACGAACAAATTCAAACTACAGACGGTGAAGAGCCTGGGGCTATGGCGCCTAATCCTAATGAAACGATAGGTAACGTTGTAGGACCTGAGAATGTAGGTGCACAAGGTCTATCTAAAATAGAGAGAGACTGGGATAGCTTTAAATTAAAAGAGAATTACGAAGTAACAATAGTATAACATATGTCAAGAAATATTTTATTCTGCTCAAGGAATGATATCGTAAAACGTACGATTCTAGGCGGCAATATTGATCCAGAAAAGATCATACCGTTTATTAAGACTGCACAAGACAAGTATCTCTTGCTTATCCTGGGTACTGTATTGTTCGATAAGATGCAAGATGATATTGCTGCCGGAACTTTAACGGGGAGATATCTAACCTTACAAAACGAGTATATAATCGATACCATTGTACACTACGGTATGGTAGAGGCTTTACCTTTCCTTGCCTATACTTTCGGTAACGGTTCTATATCTAAGAACCTTAATAATGAACAAGCCAGTTCGCCTAGTAAGAACGATGTAGACTTTTTGTTACAAAAGGAACTTGCTACAGCTCAATATTATGCTGAAAGATTAATGACCCATCTTGTTGCACATAACGACTGGTATCCTGAATACGTTCAGACTACCGGCTTTAGTGATAACGTTTACCCTGATATGGGTCAACAGTATAGAAACGGTTGGGTTATCTAATAAAGACTAATGGAGAAGCACACGGGAAGAAAAAACTACGCCGGCTATTTGCCTAAGCGTGCAAATATAACGAAACTAGAACTCTACTTAAAAGAGAGCGGTAAAGCACCTGCTCAAACCACTAAAGGTCAGGGAAGTAAAGTAAGTAGAGTACTAAAAAATAAAAGATTCTAATGCAAACCTATTATTCCTTTGTACAATTCTTCAATAACGTTTGTAGTGCACATCCTAGTGTTACTACTTTCAGTCTAGATGATATTAGAAATATAGATACTGAAAAGCAAACTTTATTTCCTCTTGCCAACCTTATTGTCAATAACGTTACAGTAGACTACGGTCTTATGACCTATAATGTTACTTTAATGGTAATGGATAGAGTAGAGGTAGTACAGGAAGACTCAATAGGACCTTTGAACGTTTTAGATTACAATTATAGAGGTCAGAGCAATATAGTAGATGTACATAACTCTACTCTCCTAACTATAAACGATATTATTTCTTACGTATATCGTAATCCTCAGGCTTTAGATTATAACGTAACTACAGCTGCTACAATTACTCCTTTTGAAGAAAGGTTTAGCAACCTGCTTGCAGGATGGGCTGCCGATATTAATGTTACTGTAGGTAATCCTCAACCAATGTGTATAATCAGTCTGGATGCAAATCTAGCACAAGGCGGTGAAAATGCATGTTAAGCAAAAACGTACAGGCAGCACAAAGGCAATGGGCTCAGTTAGTAGTATCTAATGCAAAATCTATTCTGATAGGTGCCGGTAAACAGGCTACCGGTACGTTAGTACGATCTGTAAGCTATAAGTTAGATGTTCAAACTGGAGATATAGAATTCTCTACAATATCCTATGGGGAATATGTAGCAGATGGTAGGAAAAAATATCCAGGTAGAGGAGTTAATCCAGAAGGTGCTTTTGTTTCCGCTATAGAGAACTGGGTCAGAGTTAAGGGAATAAAGGGTAGGGATAAGCGTGGACGTTTTATAACTAACAAATCCTTATCTTTTTTGATAGCTAGGAGTATAAACAAAAAAGGTATAAAGCCGTTGCCTTTCTTTAGTCTTGCAATAAGAAAATCAGGTGGAGTAAAAGCTTTGAATAAACTAGTTGCAGAAGCCGTAAAAAAAGATATAGTCCAGAAAGTAACAGCAGCTTTAAAATCCTAGCATTATAGAATCAAATACTAATGTTATAAGTATATGTCGATTACAATACTACAGAAACCAGGGGATATACAGCCCGCACAGTCGCCGATCATATTCTCGGTCGTAACGAGTGGAAGCACTGCATATACTGCATCAGAGTTCCAATATACAGCAAATCTCTATATATGGGA